TTCGAATCTTTCCGTGGAAACATTCGTGAAATGCACGGATCACATGCTGTAGGCAAAATGGTTTCATTTAAGCCAGAAACATTTTATGATCCAAAGAGCGGCGAGTTTTATAATGGCGTTTATGTAGACGCATATATTTCAAAAGGTGCACAAGATACGTGGGAAAAGATTCTTGACGGCACACTACAAGGTTTTTCAATTGGCGGAAAGATAGTAGATTCAGAGAATGAAGTTAATAAGTCTACAGGTAAGCCAGTAAGATTTATTAAAGAATATGCACTAGTAGAATTGTCTGTTGTAGATTCCCCTGCAAACGAACTTTGCAATATCTTGTCAATTCAGAAGATGAATGGACAACTTATATTTAAGGGGTTGGCGGCAGACGTTGTAACAGAGAACATTTTTTATTGTGAGGATTCAGACTCAATATTCATTTCTACCGATTCCTCATACAATTCTCCAGTTACAGGAAATCCAGCCACACTAATTGGTTGGGTTGAGTCGAACGACACAAACAAGGCTAAAGAAATAGATAAAATTCTTGCTTCATTCAAGAAGTCAAGATTACCGTTGCCTGATACACAAACAATTGCAAAACAGGCAAACGCAGAAGGAGGTAATGAAGTGTCAGAAAACACAGAAACAGTTGCAGCAGTTGAAGAAACTCCTGCAGCAGTAGAAGAGACAGCAGCTCCTGCAGAGGCCCCAGCCGAAGCAGCACCAGCTGAAGCTCCTGCAGATGATGCAGCAGCAACAGACGCTCCTGCCGAAACTCTGGAAAAAGCAGCCGACGTATCAGAAGTTGAGGTTGATGAACCTGATTTTGCAAAGATGCTCGGTGATCTTAAGGGATTCTTCTCAGATACACTTGCAAAGGCATCTGAGGCAAACGCAGCTCAAGTTACAACAATCAAAGAGACTGTTGAAACATTCAGCAAGAGCGTAGATACTCGTATTTCAGAATTGGCAGATCAGCATGCAGCACTTTCAAAGGCTGTAGAAGATATCAAAAACACCATCGACACAGTCGAGAAGCGTGTTGACGCAGTCGAATCAGAGACTGCAATTAAGAAGTCCTCGGACCTTGGCGGGTCTCAGGAAGTAGTACAAAAATCGAAATCAAAATGGAACGGTTCTTTCCTCGGTTCCGTAAACGAACTTTTTAACTGAAAAGGTAGGTGAAATAAACAATGAGCAACGAAAACTTAGAAAAAGCAATCGCAGCAAATACAACTGCTAGAGCTACATTCGCTTCCACTACTGGTGGAACAGATGTACACCGTGCTTCCGAAAACGGAAATGGTGGTTTGCTTAATCCAGAACAATCAGCTCGCTTCCTAGACTACATGTTCGACGCAACCGTAATTGGTAAGGTCGCACGTACTGTCCGAATGAGAGCAGATACAACTGAGATTGATCGTATGTCAGTTGGTGAGAGACTTATGACTCTTGCTACTGAAGGAGATAACACTGGTGCAAACGCAGCAGTAACATTCTCTAAGATCTCTCTTACAACAAAGAAACTTCGCTTGGATTGGGAACTTTCAACTGAGTCTCTTGAAGACAACATTGAAGGCGCTGATCTAGAAGATCATATTGCCCGTATGATGGCAACACAAGCAGGTAACGATATTGAAGACCTAGTCCTCAATGGAGATACAGCTAGTGGTACAACTTTCCTAACTGCATTTGACGGTGTAGTAAAGAAGGCAAAGACATCTGGACGTGTTGTTGACGCAGCAGGTGCAGAAGTATCTCGTGCAGTATTCAATTCAGCACTTAAGGCTATGCCACGTAAGTACAAGCAACGTCGTAACGACCTTCGCTTCCTTGCAGGTTCTAACCTAATCCAGGATTTCTTGTACAAGAACAGCATTACTGCTGGTACAGCAAATCCAGAAGATATCGCTTCAAGCGTTATCCGTGGACAGCAAGTAGCACTTGGTGGTCCAGCAGGATTCGTAGCACCATTCGCATTCGGTATTCCGATTGTTGAAGTGCCACTTCTTCCTGAAACACAGACTGGTACACACACAGGAGCATCAGGTTCACACGGTGATATCCACTTGACATTCCCAAATAACGTAGTTATTGGTATCAAGCGTGATGTAACTGTATACCGATTCTTCTGGCCAAAGAAGGACAGCATTGAATATACAATGTTTACTCGTGTTGGCACACAGATCGAGCAGGCAGACTGCTGGGTAGTTGTGAAGAACGTTAAGGTCGCTTCCTAATAAATAGGATTTAGATCTGCTGAAAAGCCCCTAAATTAAATTTTGGGGGCTTTTCCTTTTAATTTAACAATGCTATAATTGAATTACTTAGAGCAAGGAGAATATATGTCATTTGAGACATTAAAAATAGCTGAACTAAAAAAGATTGCCGAAGATTTCGGTGTAGAAATTGACGGGCTTAAAAACAAAACAGATATTATTGCGGCACTCTCAGAAGAGGGAGTAACCTGGTCGGTATATGAAAAGACCCTAGAGAAGTCAGAAGAGGAAGACGATATGGCTACAGAAGTACTAGCAAAGCCAGTAAATAAAAAGGTAAACCCAGAAGATACACTTCTTGTTAAAATGGAAAGACATAACTATAGTTATGAAACCCATGGATTTACATTTACAAAAGAACACCCATTTGTAGCTATGGATAAAGACACAGCACAAGACATTTTTGATAAGGAGGAAGGTTTCAGATTAGCAACCCCTAAAGAGGTTCAGGAATTTTACCACTAATCTAAGCCTTTAAAATGGCAGAGATATTAATTAACTCGCAGTACCCAATAACACACCAAGTGTTTTGGAATGGAGATGTCGCAATTCCAGATGCAGTTCCAACTGTAAAATTGTATGACATTACCAATGATCCAGCAATTAGTCCTGCCATAAACCCAACACATCTACTAACTATTCTTACATCTGTAGCAGATGAAAATAATCCAGGAACATATACAGTATATATTCCTTATCAGTATACAAATAGAAATAAAACACTAAGGTTACAGTGGGAGTACTCAGTTAGCGGCACTGCAGTAATTAGATCTGATGAGGTTTATGTCGTTACTCCATATGTAGACTTTAATCATGTTCAAGACTTAGGCTTTAGTATGGATTCTTCAGACCCTCAGTATAAATCTTATAAAGATTTAATTCGTGCTGAAAGATATGCCCGTAAGCAAATAGAACAATATACTGGACAAAAGTTTCATTTATATGATGACCTATTTATGATTTATGGATATGAATCCGACGTCCTTCCACTTCCTGCAAAAATTCATGAATTACATGAACTATATGCTAATGATGATCTACTATTAGATAATATTAATGAGATTAATAATCTTTCTTATAGTGTTATAATTTCTGAAAGCGGATATGGAATTAGAATTGATCGTTCAAGCATAGTAGATAATACAGTTTATACTGCTAATGGAATGGTTCCCCCATCAATATATGATTATAGTGGAGTATTTAAGTCTAATGTTCCATATAAAGTACAAGGACGATTTGGTTGGGAAAAGGTTCCAGATGCTGTAGAGCTAGCAGCAATTGAATTAATGAAAGACTATTTTGCTAAAGATACAGTATGGAGAAATAAATATATTAAGAATATTTCTACATTCGACTGGGATTTTGAATATACATCAGAAGCGTACGCTGGAACTGGAAATGCATATGCAGACAGACTTCTTGCAGATTACGTAATGGTCAGCAAGGCGGAGATTATCTAATGTATGATCTCATAGACTCCGTCTTGTCTATGCAGTTGGATGTCTATAGACAAACAGAAATTCAAGATCAAGACACAGGTGCAATTAAAAGAGAATGGAATTATCATAGAACTATAGATTGTCATGCAAAGGGAGTTATTAGTAACTCTGCAACAACTCGTTCTAGCGACAAGCAAGTATTTAGCAATAAATATATGAATGATCAAATTATTCAAGTTCGAACATCTGAAAAACTTACAATGCGTGAAAAGGTTACTAATGTTAGAGATGCTGCTGGAAATGTTATTTGGGCGGAAGCAAATTTCCCAACAGAGACTCCCACAGTATTCGAAGTAATTGGAACTACTCCAGTAACAGATCCATTTGGAAACGTTATAGCATTTAACTCATCTATGAAGAGATCGGAGAACCAGCAAATTGGACAATAGCGTAATGTTGGTTCAAGCCGCCAGCGGACTAGAAAGATTAATGGTAGGGAACAGAAATAATGCCCTACTAAAAGATTCTACCGTTGCTCAGATATCTGCTTATATGTATTACAATGCACAAGTAATATCTAAACTAACTACAAATAAAGCATTTCAGTCTAAGTTCTCATCAGTAATATTTGCACAAATAGATAAGGATTTTGGAGAATACATAGACGCACTTGCACGTACTCGTCCTAAATCATTACACCATGTTTATGAATGGAAAAAGGTTGGTAATAAAACTGCAAGATTATTTAAACTAAATTTACTTTCTCAAGAAGGTCTATCGTTTAAAGTTGGCTATCAATTTACGCCATCTAAATCTTTTGTCCCAGCAAGCAAACATTCTAGACGCAGACATGTATTTACAAATAAGGCGGAGATTATGGAAAACGGAACACCTTTAGTTATTTCTCCAAAGCATGCGGAAAGACTCGTATTTGAAGTAGATGGAGGAACTGTATTTATGCCTAAAGGACAATCTGTAAAGATTAAAAGACCAGGTGGAACTGCTGCAACAAATCAGTTCACCCTTGCACATGGAAAATTCTTTAGCTCTAACCTAGTTGGACTATCTATTCGTAAGTCTGGATTTCAAAGAATATTTAATGCAGGTATGGCTAAGTCTTTAAGAATTCCTACTAATATAAAAAGAGTTCAATTTTCTTTTAGTCCTAATGCTATTAGAGCGCAGGCAGATGCTGCATTATCACAATCATTTGGAGGCGTACTATGACAGCAAACTATAAATTAGATGCCATGCTAGAGCTTCGTAAGTTCTTGTGGAATGAGTTGAAGACTCGCAATATATTTGACGATGAGGATTATTGGTCAGATAATTTAAATGAGAATATTATCCCTATCGTGCCAGTACAGCAAACTGCAGAAATGAATCAATTTTTGAGCGGGAAGAAGCATATAGTCTACGACAAGATAGGCATGTCCTATGAAGATAATTGGATGATATGCTGCGAGCAGATCCTATTTACCATATATTCAACAGACTTTGCAGAAATCAATGAGATTAGAAACTATATGACAGATCAATTTAGACGCATGGATGAGTCAGCCAGAGATATAAATTACTGGTCAGGACTGTCTGATAAGTTTAAATTTCATTCAATATTTGTAGCAGACATATCCCCAACTGCTCCTTCTGAGGAGTTGCAGGGATTTTTCTCTACAGACGTAATACTTGAAATCAAGTATTCAAGAATTTTAGACGGGCAGGGCAGATTCCTCTAAGGTTTGCCTTTTGACCCTTTATAGCCTAAAATTGGATAAGAGGAAAGAAGCCTAGCCAGCTCGATTTTTAAAACTAAATATCACGAATTCCAGGAGGTGGAAATAAGATATGGCACAAAACGCAGGTAATGCTAAAAATATTCTCGTTGGTGCATCCCCATTGTTCATTTCGAATATCGACTCAACAGTAGCAGGATACGCAACATATGAGAATTCAGAGCCAGGAACAACTAATGCAGGTGCATTTGTTACAGGAACATCCTATACAGATACACTTAACGCAAAAGACTCTGGCACATTTTACTACAGAAACGTAGGATTTACCAACAATGGTCTTCAGATTACATATAATCCAACATATGATTCAGTAACCGTTGACCAGTTGCTTGATACAGCTAAGCTGTTCAAGTCAGCGATGGAGGTTATGATCGCAACAGAAATGTCAGAAGGTACACTAGAAAATACTCTAGTTATTTTCGGACAACCAGATGATCCAACCAACAACACTGCTATTAGCCAGGATAACACCATTATCTCAACAGGTTCTGGTACATCCAAGAAAGACACACTAGGTATCGCAGCAGGTGCTCTCGGAATTGCTCCGACAGAGCGTCAGCTAGTTGCAGTTGGTCAAGCACCAACTACATCAGGTTCAAAGACAGAGCGTGTATATTATGCACGTCGTGTTCTCTCTGTACAACAGTCACAGTTTACTTTGGCTCGTTCAACAGCAACTACATTTCCAGTAACCTTCCGTCTTCTCCCAACCGCTATGTCGGGTTATGAGGGCCAGGAGTACGGCAAGATTATTGACCGTGTATTGGTAGCATAATAGCTAATCAGTAATTAACAGAGGCCCCTGAATTTTCAGGGGCTTTCTGCTTGTGTTTATAATATGCATTTGTTATAATGATTACAACTATCCATAAGGAGGATAAATTGGCTACAACCGTATATAATGTAGAAGAAATTCAACTACAAAATGGGCAATCAGTAAAGCTCAAACCACTATCAATTAAAGAGCTTCGTAAGTTTATGGAAGCTATTCAAAAGACATCAACAGTTACTACAGAAGGCGAGACACTAACAATTCTTATTGACGCATGTGCAATTGCCTT